CACGAACGTATTGACCGTGCAGATCTGCGCCAGGGCGATCGTGATGTTGTCCACCGTCATGTCGCCGCCGCCGCCGGTGGCGGTCACGCTGCCCTGCATGTCGCATTCCGAGGGGCTGCCGGGGCGATAGATGCGGAAGTGCCCGATGTCCCCGCCCGCGAGCCCGGTGAGCGTCCAGGTGCCGGCCTTGGCCTTGGTGCCGCCGCTCGCCGCCGCGAGCCAGTCCGCGGGCAGCGCGGACTGCGCGAGCAGCGTGCCGCTGCCCGCGGCGGCGCAATTGGCGGGCTGGGCGCCGCTGCGGAGCTCCACGATGGGCGTCGCCCCCATGTCCGACTCGATTACGTCAAGCCGGGCGTTGCGCACCCTCACCGATAGCTGAATGGCCATGTGTCAGTTCCTTTTCAATGCAGGCTTTCCACCGGCTCCGTGCCGATGGGGTTTCCGTCTCGGTCGAAAACGGCGCGGCGCGGCCGGTCCGCCCGCTTGGCGAGGTCCGTGAAGCCCAGGTCGAAGCGTTCCTGCGCCGAGACCAGCGACTGGAACAACCGTTCGGCCTGCCTCACCGAGGCCGCGACCTGGCCGGCCAGGTCCTTGAGCCCCGATATTTCCACGTCGTGCTTGACGTTGTGGCGCATCGAATCCGGCAGGGTCACGCCGAGCATCGGATTCACCGAGATATTGGTCGGTTGGTCGCCTTTGGCTCCCGTGTTTTTTGACGCCACCAGCGCCTCGAGCATCTGGATCAGCGCCATGTTCGACTGCACGGTGTAGTCGTCCATGCCCGCGGCGTCGCTGCGGTTGCGATTCTCCAGCGCCCGCACATCGTTGCGGTTGAAGACCCCGTTCTGCAGCAGGATCGAGTAGAGCTGGGCCCGCGCGACTGAGTCCGCGCGCAGCAGGCCTTCAAAATTGAAGCGGAGGAAAAACCGGCTGCGATCGCCCGGCTTCAGCAGCCATTTCGCGGCCGAGGCCTCCACCCGCGTGAGGTAGGGCATGATCGTGTACATCACGAACTCGAGCGAGAGCTGCTCGATGTTGTTGTGCGTCGCCCGCTCGAGGTCGCCGACCATGTGCGGGTCAATGCGGTAGAACCGGCACAAATCGCGCACGCTGAACTGCCTCAATTGCAGGAATTGCAGGTCCTCGGGCGGGAAAATCCCCCCTTTCAGTTCCATGCCGCCCTCGAGCAGCGTCGGCTTGTGGGTGCGCATGCCGCTGGCGAGTTCGTCGAGATTTTTCTTGGCAATCTCGCGCTGGTCGGGCTTCAACCATCCCGGGATGCTGAGAATCGCCGAAACCGATGCGCCGTTCGCGAACAGGCGCGCGCCGAATTCCTCGCTTGCGAGCGCAAGCCCCATCGATTCCCGTGCATAGGCGAGCGGCGAGAGGCCGGTCACCCCGTTGAAGCCGAATCCCTTCCAGTGCCAGATCTTCTCCTGCGGCAGGGTCTCCCAGCGGCCGCGGTCGTTGACGCGGAAGACAATCGAGCCGTCGCGTTCGCGTTTAGGCTCGACGTCGGCGGCCGGAATGGGGTAGAGCGAGCTGACATCGCCGTTCCCCGCCACTTCCTTGAGCGAATAGGCATTGCCCCGCATGGCCAGGTTCGCCGTCTTGGCTTCCCGGAACTCCTGGCTGGTCATGTCGGAATTCGGCGACCCGATCAGCACGTCCGACAGGGGGTGGTCGATCTTTTTCGAGTTGCCGTCCTTCTGGCGCTCGAAAACCGCGAGCGGCATCGCGCCGACCGTCTCGGCCAGCAGCCGCACGCACGCCCACACCGTGCTGATGCCGATCGCCGCCTCGTCGGTGACCGTCTTGCCGGTCGCCGACGGCATGCCGAAGAACCGCCCGAGCGCTGCGTCCTTGAGCGTGAGTGACTGCCCCGCGCCGTAGCTCGCCGCCTTCAGGCCGATCCCGACCAGCGCATTGCGCCACCAGCTCAGGCCGTCACCGGATTTTTGAGCCATCCCTCGATGTTCCCTTCGTCAGGCGCGGTCATCATTCGGGCGATCGCCATGATTAGCGCGATCGCGGGGTCTATCTTCTTGGTGCGGTCCTTCTTCGACGGATCGTCCTTGCGCGGGTAGATGTTGTCCTTCGCGTCGAAGTGGCACACCACGTTCGAGATCGCCCACGCCATGACCGGATCGCCGTTGTGGTGGAGCCTCTTCGACACCACCAGCGCCTCGAGCTCCTTCATCGCCGGCGAGAAATTGAGCACCGTCGGCCGGATCTCGACCATCTTCAGGCCCTGCTCGCCGAGTTCGGTGGAAAACTGCGTGAGCTGCGCGGGGTCGAAGCAGCACTCCGCAATCTCGAAGCGCTGCAGGTCGCCGGGGAGATCGATCCCGCCGTCAGGCTTCTTGCGGCCGGTGATCTCCTCGCGTACCGCCTCGATGTCGAGGACGTTGCCCGGTGTCGTGCGAAGCCAGCCCTCACGCACCCAGGCCGCCAGGTGCTCGTTGCCCTTCTGCTCGGTCTGCTCCTGGTTCGTGTAGTAGCGGCCGAATGCGTAGTAGTGCCCGTCCTCGCGGAACACCTTCACCTTCGCGAAGAGGTCCTTCTTGAACGCGGCATCGAGTGCGATCACGCAGCGCTTGCCGGCGAAGCGCTCTTCCTTGAGATCGCGGTCGGCGCAGGCCTCCCACGCGAGCATGTTCATCCACGCCGAGTCTGCGTTGACCCAGACGTCGAGCCGCTTGGTCAGAAACTCGTTCAGCGCCTGCGCCTGGACCTGGGCGACGGTTGCCATGCGCTGCAGGTCCTCGGGATCGACGGATATCCCGTAATTCGGGTTCGCCTTGCGCCAGGTCTCCTCGGCGAAATAGTCGTCGCCCTCGTCGATCGTGTAGATGATCGCGAAGAACGACTCGTCGTCGACCGCTTCGCCCTCGACCCGGTAACCCATGCCGCCGTGCCTCTTCAGCACCGCGTTGAGGACCTTGGTGCCGTAGGTGCGCTGGTCGTAGCACACGCCGGCGCGATTCGACCCCGCGGTGGTGATCTTCCACAGCAGCGGCTGCGCGCGCGAGCCCGTGCCCGAATCAAGCACGTCGTGCACCGCGCGCGTCTTGTGGGCGTGCAGTTCGTCGATCAGCGCGCAGCTGACGTTGAGCCCGTCCATGCTGTCGGCCTCCGCGGCAAGCGGCACGAACTTGGATCCGGTGTCGCGCACCACCAGCGCCTTGCGGAATATCTCCACGCCGAGGGTCGAGCGGAATTCCGGCTCCATTCGCGCCTGTTGCTGCGCGATCTCGAACACGATCCGCGCTTGCTCTTCCTTCGTCGCGGCGGAATAAACCTCGGCGCCGAGCTCGCCATCGGCGGTGAGCATGTAGAGCCCGATGCCGGCGAGCTTGGTCGTCTTCGCGTTCTTGCGCGGAATTTCCTCGTACACCGTGCGGAATCGCCGCCGCCCGTCGGCTTTGCGGATCCATCCGAACACGCAGGCGAGGATGAACTTCTGCCAGCGCTCGAGCCGGATCGGCTCGCCCGCGAGCGGACCCTTGACGTGCGGCAGCAGCTCGATGAACCGGATCACCCGGTCCGCAAGCTCGGGCCGCCAGTCGTAAGCCCACGCTTCGTCGTTCTCACAGCGCTCGAGATCGTCGAGCTGTCGGCGGCATGCCGCCTTGACCCATTTGCATGCCGGGATCAGCCCGGCCACCACCTCCTGCGCGTATTCGATCGACTCGGCGACATGGTCTATCGCTTGAATGTTCCCCATCCGCCTTCCTGCGGTTTGTCGATGCCTGGCAGCGCCATCTGCGGGTCCGATGCCGTCACGCGCGAGCGTGCCGCCGGCGACATGCCGAAGTGCGACAGAAATTTCTCCATCTGCTCGACACAGCGGTTCGATATCTGCAGCAGCACCGAGATCTGCTTGTAGCCGGAGGGCGTGTCGCCGACCAGCCCCGCCAGGTGCTTCTTATCGACGTGATTTTCCCCGGCAATCCGCTTCTCGACCATGACCCATCGACCCCATGATTGGCAGTACGCCGCCAGGGCCGCACGGTCTATCTGCGAAATCAGTCCGAGCTGCTCGAGGTGCACGGTGATGCGGTCCCATTCGGCGCGAGCCTCGGGTATTAGGTGTGCCGGCGGCGCCGGGATTTCAACCTTCGGCCGCACCTTCTCGTCGAGCAGAGCCGCCATCGGCTTCTTGCTCGGGTTGCCGCGCAGCAAATGCAGCTGCGCCGGCTGCGGAAGTGGTCCTCGTTCACCGGCCATACGTCACCTCGCTATACTCCCCGCTGGAGATACCCCCCCACTGAAACCCCCGGCCGCCAATTGGCGGCTAAGGAGCGGGGTCTCCCGTTGTGCGAGTCAGAGATTTAACCCGCCCCTACCCTTCCTGCTGATCGTTTTTCTTCCACCAATCAAGTACTGCTATCGTCATACGTTTGATGTGTCCATCTCGCGTCGCGTCGGCCTTGATGCGCCTTATACATTCCGAGAATGGAGGTGCCAACACCTTGACCGTGGCACCGAGTCGTTGCGCCCACAGCGCTCGCTCGATTTTATTCGGCGCGGCAATGATGAACCATGCTCGCTCGTGCATAGCATCTGAGGCCAGCGCCCGTAGTTGACGGTTACGCTCGGCCAGCGCTTGTGGTAACCATCGGCGGTTGGTCTGATGCTCTGGTAGGCCAGACAGTCCCTGCATAATCTTGTCGAGGTCGATTACAATATCTCTCAAGCCAGCATGCTCACGGACGTAAGAGCTCTTGCCTCCACCAGGCGGGCCGCAAACGATGATGCACGGTATACGCGACGCCGCGAGATCGGAGGGCATCCGAAGTTCCTGGAACATACGATCGTTGTCGCCAACAATGGACTCACGCCACCTCTTGCGGTCATGGCATCGTTTCGCCATAGCTTGCCAGTTGAGAGGATCCCAGAAAACTGCCATATTCCCGCGATGTGGAATTACGTGGTCAACGACCGTTGCGGGTGTTAGCGCCTTCCTCCCTTCGTCGCAGTCGGCACACTGGCAAAACGGGTGTGCACGCAGGAATCCCTTACTTGTCGCCCGCCATCGCCGCCCGTAGCCGCGCTTGGCAGCCGAACCGCGGAATTGATCCAGGTGAAGTTGTTCGGCCCGCAGGTGGCGTTCACAGCGACCGTGATCTGTGAGCGTCCCGCATCCTGGATACGTACATGGTCTCTTCGCTGCGAAAGGCATAAAAAAACCCCGAGGCAGGGACCTCGGGGCATTGGCTGATCCGAACTGGAACGGATCAGGTGTTGCTCTGCTACGTTGAACTCACATCAACGCGCGAGCAGCGATCAGGTTGACATGCTCCTGGACAACAAAAAACCCGAGGGCTCGCGCCTCTCGGGTTACCGCTGGGGACACTCACATCAGCGTAGCGCGGATATTAGGGCCGAAGTGTAATACATGTCAAGCGGCGGCGGTTCGTGCAGACGGCGCTGCTGGCAGCTCCATCCCGGCGCCCGCGTCATTGAACAGGCCGAGCAGTTCGTCGTACGCCCGCTCCAGGCGATTGTAGTAGGTCTTAGCGCAGGCGGCAGGCTTCATCAGCCTTACCCTCTCATCCTTCCTCATGTGAGTAAGGTAATCGAGGACGATCACGCACCGCAGCTTCTCCGGTAGGGATCGAACACAACGATCCGTTTCTTCCGCCTCGACCACATCGACCGGACATGGGCGCACGACCTGGGCGGGTAGGCGATCGGGATCGTGCACACGGTTGCTGAGGATCAGCCCCCACCAGCTGCGCACCCGCGT